CACAGGTATTGCAGAAGTAACTCCTAGTGGGGTTGCACTTACTAGCTCGTTTGGTTCTTTTACTATAACCACAGATCAAAACATATCTGTAACAGGTATTGGTATGACTTCATCACTTGGTGATGAGTCAGTTGCTGTTACAAAAGCTACAGGTTGGAACCGTGATACTGATATTAACACAGGCGGATCTATTGGCTGGAGTGATCAACAGTGGGGCGCTGTAGGGATAGCACAAACTGTAACTGGATTCTCACTTCCAGCTTCGTTAGGAACGCCTACAATAGCTACAGATCAAATTATATCAGTTTCAGGAATTGGATTAACTTCTTCAATAGGTGATCCCGCAATTAGGGGTGACTCTAATCTTTCTTTAACTGGTAACGGTTTAACTTCTGCAACAGGCATCTTACCTACAACGATCGATGTTGCTGGTAATGTGTTAACTTCAGCGGTAGGAACTGTAGAAACATCTGTATTTGTCACTGGTCTTGGCATGTCTTTAACTCTTGGAGATGCTGAACAAGAGACGATTTATGAAGCACCTAGTGTTTCTGCAGCCACTAATGTAGGCACAGTAAATGTTAGAATAGATACAGTCTTTACAATCACTGGCGTTTCTGCTACTAGTAGCTTAGGTAATTTACAAGGAACTTTTTGGTCTGAAGTAGATGACTCAAACAGCGGAATAAGTTGGACGGAAGTTCATAAAGCTGCATAAAAAAAGTTTTGACAAACTTTAAAATAATCATTAAGTTTTAAATTAGGAGATTAAATGGCATCAACTTATTCAACAGGTCTAAGAATAGAGCTACAAACAACTGGAGAAAATTCAGGAACTTGGGGTACTATTACAAATAATAACTTCTCTCAAGTATTTGAATTTTCAATTGCTGGTGTTTATGCAAAAACTCTTTCTGGAACAGGACCTACAACTTTAACTAATGCTGATGGACCACAATCTCAAGCTAACAATGAAGCAAGACAAAATCAAATAATTTTTTCTGGAACAATTTCTACTACTCACATCGTACAGTTTCCAGCTACACAAAAAACTTACGGACTATATAATAATATTGCTGGTGGTGCTGATGTAACAGCAAGACTAGGAGCTTCAGGAAACACTTTAACAATTACAAATGGTAAATACAGATTAGTTTCTACTGACGGAACTAACTGGTATGATATTTTTACACTCGCTGGTTTAGGTGAGGCATGGATTAAGAAAACATCTGATTATACTGCATCAGCAGGGGACAATATTTTTGTTGATACTTCAGGTGGAGCAGTGGCTATAACACTGCCAAGTTCTGCTGCAATCGGTGATCAAGTAAAATTTATAGATGCTGAAGGAACTTTTGCAACTCACAATTTGACTGTAAATAGAAACAGTCATAAGATACAAGGGACTGAAGCTAATTTAACAGTATCAACTAGTGGTTCTGGCTTTGCGTTGGTGTACAATGACAGTGACAACGGTTGGAGATTAAAGTATAACGATTAATTATGGCTAATTTACAAGATATAACAAACAGAAGTGAAGTAGGAACAATTAAACCTTGGGGTAAAGCTACAGCTCCAGATGGTTATCTTTTATGTGATGGATCTGCTGTATCAAGATCAACTTATGTAGATTTATTTACTGTTATTGGAACTACTTATGGGGCAGGAGATAGTTCAACAACTTTTAATGTTCCGAACCTTACAGGCAAGTTTCCTCAAGGAAAAGATGGTAGTAACAATTTAGGAACCTCTGGCGGTGCAAACACAGTTACTGTTTCTGTAACTAACAATCAAGGTGTAGCTAACAACCAAGCTGTAACAGTGACAGGTAGTATTGATAATACATCCTTAACTACAGCTCAATTAGCTTCACACGCACACACTGCCAGTCAAATTGGTGTTTTAGGGCAATGTAACCCTGGTGATGTCTTTATCGCTCAAATAGCACCTCATGCAAACGTAAGAGTTAACCCAGGACCAGAAAACTTTAGTATGGGCAACGCTGGATCAGGAACTGGTCACAACCACTCTCATACTTTATCTGGAACATTAACGGGCACTGTAGCTCTAACTGGAACCGTGACAGGATCAGGAACTAATTCATTTTCGCCTTTTGTGGTGACACAATATATTATTAAACATTAGGAGATATAAATGGCAACTCAAATAGTTATACTAAACGGAGACAGTATCAAAATAGACAATGATTATCATTTAGAATGGGCTGACAAAGGTAAAAACTTTCAAGATGGTTGGTGCCCTAGCACTGTCCATGCTGTAATATGGAATAGTTTACCTGGACCAAATGAAATACAAAATAAAGATGCTAATGGTATGATGACTGGTAATGTAGCCTTATCTGCTACAAGTGATTCAGTTGGATCTACTACCGTAGCAGATCTTTTAGTGTGGGCTGAAACTAGAAAACTACAAATAGAAGAGGCCGAAACAGAATACAAAGTTGCAGTTGATGATGACATAGCTAACAACACTAACAATACTTTAGGTAAAACTTGGAGAGATTACGACTCTAATTATTCGTAAAAAACTCCTCTTATTTGTAAAACTTCCCTATTTATTGGACCAGTAATTGCACAAACTTTGTGTTGAATTTTATTTTTAACAGCTAGTAAACGATTTGGTTTAGGCTCTACACTTAAAGGTAAACCCCTACCCGTATTTATTAAATTTTCACCACCCCAATCTTTGTCCCAATCTTCATGAATGTATAAAGAATAATTTAAAGTATGATCACCATCGTCGTGCCAATTAATCCCTGCGTATTTTTCATAATTATAATAACTTATTATTATTGATGAGTTAAATTGAAAAGGAATAAATTTACAATTTTTTATTGTTTTTAAAACTTCTTTAAATATTTTATGGTTGTATTTATATTTGCCCTTCGTTAAATTTGCTACATTACCTACCATTTGCACCTTTGCCATGGTGACGTTGTTATCACTATCTGCATATAGGTTTTTCTCCCAGCTATCAAAGTTTGTATGTTTTTTATGTGAAAAATAATTGTAGGATTTTATTTTGTTAAACAAATCAGTTGGTAAAAAATCATCTATGGCTAGTGCACAGTCATCTATGTTTGCAAAAATTTTCATTTATAACTTTTCTTTTTCCAAAAATATTTTTTATACTTATCTATTATAGAGCTCATTAGAACATTGTATGTTTTTTTGTGATCTTTTTCGATATAAAAACCTGACCATTTTTTCCAACTCTCTCTTTTAAAAGGTATTACTTGAATCATAGGCTCACCTTTTTTGAGAATAAATTGCTCGTCTCTTTTCAACAGAACAAAAGGAAAATTTATACCATTTATATAATTATCAGTGTCAACTACCCCTGAAATTATTTGAAATCTGTTTTCTATTCTATTCATTGGTTGAACAAAAAGACAACTATAACCAGGTGGTGTTCTAATAAGCCATTTATTAATAAACTTACCTGCTTTATCACCTGCAGTTTTTTTGTATGAATCTGTTAATTGATAAGAGTAGTGATACCCAGTATCATCCTCCATTTTATTAGCAGGAGTTATTGTAAAATCTGTTTCTGTTGGATCTATTATGTAATCTTGTTCAAAGTAGATAATATAACCAGCGGTCATTGCATCTAAAAAAGGCATACAAGTTTTTACCGTGCCTTTATGTAAGTTACCTTTTTGAAACCTCTCTAATTGTTTGTAATCTTTCGGGATAGATTTAATGGCTGGTTCAGGATGTGGCCATATATCAACCATCTCCTTGTTCATAGCGCAAAAAGTTATATTTTTATTTATCATTTTCTATAAAATTAAACGACATAGATCTTCTAATATCCCCTTTTATTTTAGTTTTAAAAGGCATGACAGAGTGTTGATGGGATGCTTGAAAAATATAAAAATCACCAACGATTGGGTCAAAATAGTTTGTTTTAAGACCATTATCAAATGTGAAAGCTAATTGACCATCTTTAAACTTATGTTCGTGTTCTACATCTTTTATAATCTCTGGAACTTTTAAAAATAAAACTGTCGACCATCCAGTTGCATCGTGGTGAACATGAGGAGGATTGTACTCACCTTCCTTCATATCATTGATCCAACAACCTATAATGTTTAAATTTAAAACAGGACTATTAACTAGATTTAAATGATTTGAGGCCATAATAAACTCATTCATGCACTTTATTAAAGTTGGATACACTTTTGTGTCTGCAATAAAAGACTCAATTGCTAATTCATTTTTTATTCTACCAGCTAATCTCTTACCTTTTGATTTTAATTGATCTCGTTCAGATTCATATCTTTTGTTAAGATCATCAATTAAATCTAATGGAAGCTTATATTTTTTTATAATTTTGCCATCTACAAATGTCTCGCTGATCATTCTTTTTTCTGTGTCATGTATATCATAAAACCACTGTCAAGAAAACATTTTAAAATAATTCTGTTGCAGAACAAAAAAATATGCTTACATTAGGTTCTCACCAAA